GACTTCCTGGCTGTCTGCGGACAGGCTCTGGAACTTCGTCCGCATCTCGGTTTCAATAGCGGTCACCTTGGCGACGATCTGGTCCACGTCCTCACCATTCGCTTTCCGCTTGCGTAATTGCTCGACGTCCTCGCCAAGCTCACGAAGCTCGCGTTTGATTGCCTTGATGCGTTCGGAAACTTCATCGTCCACAAACAGCCCCAGAACAGCCCTGTTAGCCGTTTACCCGATTGGCGGGAGACGGTCTATGTGCGCGCCATCGAATGCGCCAATAGCGCCAAAATATGCGCCCATGCGCCAACTATCACGCACTTGTGATTTGCAATGCCCGATGTAACGCCGGGCTGTAACCTATCAGCAAGGGTCAAACAGTATAGATTGAGTATATCGAAGTAATTCGATGATGATTGAAAATCAGCTCTACTGAGAAGGACCCTCAGAATGTACGACACGCAATTTCGCGCGCTCGCCGCCTCTAACGTCTTGATGTGGCTTGCAATTGGTTTCGGAGCCTTGCCCTGGTGGCTTGGTGCTGTTGAAACCCTCGATTGGATCGTCGCCGCTGGAATGTCAGCCGCGCTGGTTTCAGTCAGCCTGATCCTCTCCGGATGCGTCACCCGCTTTGGTGAGGCAACGGAACACCAGCACTACCTCACCGCAGGCCTGACGATCGGCCTCGGCGCGGTGCTGGTCTTGATCGAGGCAGCCATGACCCATCAGGGCTTGGCCTGGCTCGACGCCCGCAAGGACCTCGGTCCCGACTGGGCGCTCTGGGCGGTAAGCTTCGGCCTCTCGTTCTTCAATGTCTTCTCGCTCTACACCTTTGCGAGAGACATGAAACGGAAGCCGGTCGTAAACCCCGCCCGCCAGTTGGCCAATATCCGCTGGAACAAGGTTGCCTGAAAGAAGCCCCTCGCCCTAACCGGCGGGGGGTTTTTCGTTTATGGCGCCACCGCTTCTCCCCACATCGCGGCCTTCTGGCGTTCCTCAGCCTCTTCTACTTGGACCCAGAGGCGGTCTCGCTCGGCTTTCAGCCTTTGGATTTCTGAATACTCGTCAAAGACTTTCCTGGCGCGATCAACGCGGACAGCATCGCGGGCGAACAGGATTGCAACCGCGAATTTCAGACGCTCCATCATTCAGACCGCCGCATAATAGGGAATGACAAATGTAGATCCGCCGACCTTGATAGGGATGTATCCTGTCGGCGTTCCCGGAAGCGCCGATGCCCCGCCAGCGCCGCCAACTGTTCCCTGACTGTCAACATAGTTAATACGCTTGCCAGCCGCCATGTTAATTCCCGATGTATCGACATCAGCCACAAGCGCACCGTCAGCCGTAAGGCCGAACTTGTTGGCAGAAATCCAGTAAAGTCCGGTATTGGTATCGGACGAAAAAGTGATGCTTGGCAGCGAGCCTGAACCGTTAGCGGCGTGCACAGGAACGTGCGCCTTGAACGCGGTTGGCACTCCTGCTGCCCGCTGAACGCTCCATGCAGTTGTTGCGACAGCAGCGTCTGTCAAACACTGAAAGAAATATTCCCCGCCGGCTGTGATAGAACGCCAAACGCGCTCGTTGGCTGTTGCTGCCGTGTTGGTGTGAAATAGGCTTAAAGTGTTTCCGCTGATTGTCACATCGCCGCCAGCCGCGAAACTTCCATCAATTTGACACGTGTACGCCAAACTGATTGGAGCCTGCACGCCATAATCAGGCTGGGTGACAAACGGGCCAATCCCGACCTTTCCGGATGTGTCGATATATATAGCGTTCGTGCGTGTGTTGGTGGCGACATTGACGCCGCGAAGTCCAACCCAGCCAAGTGCACTAACAACGAACACGGGTTGAATTTGGTCGGTAATCCCCGTGCGGCCGACATGCTCGTTACTTACGACGAAGTGCGTGTCTTTCGCCGTCGAAAGCTGATCGTCTCCGGTAATGTTTCCAATGCCGACAAACATATTATAGCGGTATGGGTTGCCCACCCAATCGCCGCCAAGACCAAATGCGCCGCGCTCGTGGCTTTGATAATCCTGGTAACGAATGGCGGTTTGGCCGGCCAGGTTTGTCGGGTTCGCCGCCTCGTTCCTGAACGTGCCGAGGTTGTCAATTCCAACCGTTGTCTCAACCACAAGCAAGCGCGTTTCATACGCTGCCGGATCTGATGGCTGGCGGTTTATCCACCCAAACTCAAGATTTTCGCCGGACACATTTTCTGCGGAACTTGCCGTCAAGTTGCTGTAAACCAGCGCGCCCGTTCGATCCCTGACGACAATTGAATAAGACGTCAGGGGTGTGCTTATAAAAATCGTTCCCGGACTGCCATCCCGGCTGGGATACCCCGCAAGCGTGCGGATCGGCTGCGGAGCGGTGGTCGTCAGGCTGCTGTCCCAGTAGACCGTGATCGGCGAGACTTCCGGGTTGATGCCCGACAGGCCGATGTAAATGTATCCATTGTCCAACGGCTGGCCTGACCGGTCAAAGAACACGGTGAATGGTGAGGTGATTTCGATGCTCATTCTGGGCGTCCCATGCCTGCTTGAAAGGGCTTTGTCCGCTTGCTGCTCTCGCCTGCGGTAATCGCCTTGTAAGCGCCGATCGCCGCCGGCGCAGTCACCGCCTTGGCGACGATGCGCGCCTGAACATCGCTCAAAGCCTTCCCGGACTTGGCTTGCTGGATCAGGTTCAGCGCATCCTTGGCGCTCTGCCCCTGCACGCGGGTCAAGAGCGTGGCGATGTCATCATACAGCCCCATGCGGCGAGCAGCGTCCGCTTCCGGCGTCTTGCCGGTTACACTCTGAACAATCATGCGGGATGCGTTGACGGGCTCGCCGCGAAGCATGGTTCCAAGGATGCCTGGCGCTGCGATCTCTTCCACCGTCCGTCCGACAGCCTGACGCTGCGCCGTCTTGCTGTTCGTCGCCACGGCAGACGCCAGTTCGATACCCGTCGCTTGCTCGTCCAGAACTTTGTAGAACTCGTCCGCATCCGCATCGCCAAGCAGCGCGCGAACCTTGCTCATATTGTTCCGGCTGCGCAGCGCGGACAGGCCCGCCATCAGTTCCTTGATCTCGGTATTAGGATTGGCCGCCGATATTTTCAGGTTGCCTAGCGTGTGATCCAGCCCCGAACGCAGGCCCAGCTTCATGGACTGCACCGCCGCGGGGTTCTGGCCCGACAGCATGTCCCGGACTTCCTTGACCGTCACACCACCCGACAGCATGTCAAAGCCCAACTCTGCCGCCTTCACCTCCTCGATCGTGTCCCGCGCCAGGCCAAGGGCTGCCCGGTATTCCGGCACCTGATCCATAACCAGCTTGCGGATTTCGCGGGCGTTCTTTGCGGCGAGAGATTGCACCTCGCTCTTGCCACCCATGACGCCCGCAGGCGATCCATACGCCATCTCGTTCAGACCGCGTGTGATCAGGTCCCACTGTTCAACGTTCGGCAATTCCTCGAAGCTAATTGTCCCGTCAGGGTTTTGCTTGAACAGGATTTGCGGCGCCCGTGCGTTCGGGTCCATCGAGCGTATTTTGTTGGCGTAGTTCAGCGCCTCGGCTGGGATAAGCCGTTGCCAGTTCTCGAGCTGCCTGCCGGCCAGCGTCGAGTAATCGATCGGCCTGTTATACGCAGCGTCGTACATCTGCTGGCGTGCTGCCGATGACGCCTGCCGGATGTTGCCGGTTACATCCACAATGTCTTCCGGCTGGCCTAGAAAGCGATTGAATGCCCCGCGCATTTCCTGCTCGCCACGCAGGTTGCGCGTCAGAAGCGCCGCCTGCGCCCTGTCCCCGCCCGATCCCAGCGCAATCGCCGCATCAAGCAGGTTCTTCGTGCTGGGCGTCATCTCGGCAAGCATGGACGAGCTGCCCGCACGCTGAAGGGCGGCCTGCGCCGTGGCAATGTCGTTGTCCTGAACAGCGGCAAGGACAACCTTCGCCGCATCTGGCGAGATGCCGAATTGCTTGGCTAGGTCGCGCACGGGCTTGTTGCCAAAGTATTGCAGGGCGTTCCTGACACCCATCTCCACGGGTGCAGCCAGTGCGCCCAGAGTGCCGCCAACCACGCCACCGACACCGGCCCCGATGCCTGCACCGCGCAAGCGTTGCTCTGCCGTGCCTTCCGCAGCGCCAAAGCCAGACACCGCGCCCTCGACCGCGCCAGCGCCTGCGCCAATGCCAAGGCCAGTGAGCACTTGCCGGCCAACCGTCGGGATTGCCTGAAGCGCGCGGCCCGCAGCCTGGAAGGGAATAAGCGGAAGCGTGGCAGCGGCGCCCATCGCCATTTGCCCGACGAAAGCTTCAAGAGGCTTCTGGCTCTGATAGGCTTCCTGATAGGCGCGAATGGTTTCTGTTGAGCCTTCGGAACCCGTTAAAGCCCCCATCGCTTCGTCGCCAAACGTTCCGAGGAAGGGAATGCCTTGCACGGCGCTCACGGCTTGCGTTAGTAGCGGCTCCTTGGCGACCAAAGCTTTTTCCGCTTCAGTCCTTATCTCAGGCGGTATGACCCTTCTTGCGCTAGCAAGATATTCTCCGGCCCCAATGCTTGTTTTAGGCGTTTCGCCACCCAGAATGCGCTGGATTTCTTCTTGGTTGCTTATGCTGCCGCCAGCGTCTGCGTAGAAAAGCTTTCCGCTTTGATCTTTGTAGACGTAGCCATTTCTAGACGCGATTGGCTTAACGACTTGCATGCCCATCTGAAGAGCGCGCTCGTGGAATGACGTTTTGGGCTCGCGATCCTTCGCCTGTTGCTGCGCATCAAGCTTCGCCTGCGCCTGCAACATGCGACGCAAGAGCTTTGCGGCTTCGCGGTCTTCGTCCGTCAGTTGCGGTTCCTGCGGCGGCATTAATCAAACCCTCGCTCAGTCAGGACAGCGCCCAGCGCAAGTCGCTGTTCGCGCGTCAGCTTGGTAACGTCCTGACGGAGAAGCGTGCGGTCATCCATAGCCTTGAAGTCGATGGTGGCGGGCTGGTTCTTGCCCTCAATGGCGTCGATAAAGTCTTGCTCTGTCCAGTTTTTGCCGGTCTTCGTGCTGTATCTGAAACCCTGCAAGCTTCCGTTGTTTTCCGGGGCTTCGACGTATGCGATAGCGCGCCGAATATCTTCGTTGGCCGCCTGAACCTGCGTCAGCATCCGCTTGGCGCGTTTGATGTTTTCTGACGCCGGGAGCGATTGGTTGAATGCCCTGTTGATAAGCCTTTCGCCTTCCTTCTCGCCAAACTGGCCGCCAAGGATAAGCTTCAGGTTTGCGCTCGCGACGTCCTGAATGGTTTCTTTGGTCGCCAGCAAATCGGGAGAGACGACAGCCAATGCGGCATCCGGAAGCCAGCCGACATACGGCCCCGTCAAATTTGGGTTGGCTTCGAGAGTTGCGATTGCGCCAACAAGCTTGTCCACCTTGGCCATGTCGTTGGTCGCCCCGCCCGTGATGAACGGGAGCATAGTGTCCTTGGCGAACTGCTCATCAAGCGCCTTCTGCAACGGGGAAAGCGGCTTGCCTTCGCCACCCACATTGACCACCGTCCCCGGCGCCGGCGGCGGCAGGAGCTTCGTCCGGAACGCCCGCATATACTCAGGCGATCCCGGCGGCCCGAAGGTCGCAGCATAAGCCCGCGCCGTCTGCGTGGCCTCGGTTTCCTTCTTGCCCTGCATCGCTTGGATGTTTTCCAACGCCGATTTGAACTCTCCGGTTGTTGGCTCGGCATCCAAAGCGCCTAGAGTTAACGATGCTTCGACAAATGCTCGACCGTCTTCCGTGTTGAGATTGTCAATAAATACCTGAAGAGCGTCAGCCCCTTGCTTATCGTCAGCATTTAACAATGCGTCGCGCTGTTTTTCAAAGTCAGCCTTGGCGATATCGGGTTGATTTAGTCGCAAAGCCGATAGCGGCCTCATCAAGTTTCCGAACGAAGCGGTTTTCTGTTCTTTGGTCTGATTAGACAGCATCTGGTCGCCAAACGTTCCGACCTCTTTGTTTACGGCGTAAACCTTGGCCACAAGGTCAGGCGTGACTGTTTTGTTTTTCACAGCGGCAAATAAATCAGCCATCGCCGATTGCCCCAGCTCGGCGTTTCTTGTCTCCTGCTGCACCTTGGCCGCCCTGGCCTGCGCCTCCTGCATCTGCGCCTGAAATAGCTGGCCCTGTTGCGCATCCTGTTGAACTTGACGCTCTGCGGTGCGCTCCTGCTGCAGCATCTGCGCCCCGGCGCCGTAGCCTTGCAAGGCAGCCTGAAACGGGTTGATGACATCCATCTGGTAGTTGACAGGCATCAGAAGGACCCTCCGGTAGAGTACGGATCAGTAAACTGGCCCGGATAAGCGCCCCTCGCCACGTCGGGCACCGGGTTGGACATGCCCGTGCCACCAAACAACCCACGCCCCGCAGCGAAGCCGATCGATCCCGCAATGTTTCCGAACATGTTCGCGTTGGCCTGGCCCCTCGCGAGTGCGCTGCCTGCCAGTGCCTCGCCGCGCTGTCCAAACAGTTGCGTTGCGTTGTTGGCGAACGCCTGCCCGCTTTGGGCTTGCATCCCCGCCGATGCCTGGCCCAACTGCGTCAGGCCGCCGAGGCGCTGGTATTGCTGGTTGATCAGGCTTGACAGGACTTCAGGCCGAAACTTGGCGAGCGAGGCTTGCACATTGCCGCCGCGAAGCCCTCCCGTGGCCGCTGCGTTCTGCAGGATGGCCTCTTCGCCCTGCCGGGTCATGGCCGCAAACTCTGGCCCCATCTCGATAGCCTGAATGGCTCGCTGTTGCGCTTCGGGACCGCTGACGCCGGTAAGGTCAAGCTGACGCGCCAGAGCGCCGCCGCCTGCCTCCACGTAGGGCCGGAACATGGCCTGGATGGCGTCAAACTGCCGGCGCTGCTCGGCCATGCTCTGGTCCGTAGCCTGCGTCTGGGCAGCCGCGGCAGTCTTGGCGGCGGATTTTTGTGCCTTAGAGGATAGGGCGCCGCCAATAATGGCGGAACCGATCATGGCAATAGCAGGCCACATCAGTCATACCCCTTTTCCATCTCAACTTCTTCCCACGCCTGGCACACGCGCAAATTGTGGCAGATGAAATCAAACTGCGTGCAGTATCCCCTCCCGCCGCCGTCCTGATCCAGCGCGTCGAGCGGGATCGCCTCCATCTCGGCCTGACGCATGGTCGAGTTGTCAAAATACTCACAATTGGCACAGAACCGGCGCCGCGCCACCTTGGCGTCCACCATCCATGCCTTGGCGAGCGCGTCCCAATACGGCTTGTTTGCCTTTGGGTCGATGCTGGTTTTCTCCGGCCCCAGCTTCCAGTCTTCCGTGACCATCTGGCGATTGGCGCGGTTACCGGCTGGCGTGATCGTTTCCGGCAGGCCGCCCAACTCACCTAAACGCTTGGCGAAGTCTTCAAACATCAGGAAATCTCCCGCCCGGATACGCGCATGGTTAGCGAAGTTGCCGCGCCTGCGATAGTGGAGATAAAGCTGCCCGCCTCAAGAACCTGGCCGACCAGCTCCGGGCAAAGGTATGTTTCGTCCGGGACGATCGTGCGGGTGTCAATGATCAGGTTAGAGTTGGCCGCCGACCCGCTGACGGTGACGAGGTTGACGGACACCGTAACGTTAGACGAGGACGTGTTTGTAATCGTGGCTTTGTCGATGATGGCGCGGACGTTCGTCGCCGTGTATTGCGCCGTCTGGGTGCTCTCCAACTGCTTCGGCGGAACCAGAACCCTTGCTGTTACGGCCATGCGTTAGTCTCCAATATTGTCCGTTACAGTCACAATCACGCTAGGGATGGCAGGAACCGGCGCCGCAGCGGCAAAGCGTTTGATCTCCACCCCCGTATCATTAACCGCCCACCTATATTCTATGTAATCGCCAGCCTTGAGCTTGAACACGTAATTCCACGCCGCGACGTTCTCGCTGTTGTTACCCTCGACCCTGATCCGGGTCGCGCTTTCCGCAACGTCCGTTCCGTTCTTGCGATACCAGAGATAAAACAGCCCCTTGCCGCCCGTGGTCTTGTCAATCTGCATTGAGTGCTGGAAATCGTAAACCCCGGCCTGACTGACCGTGATCTGCGTCCCTGACAAGTAAACGCCAAAGCTTAAATCCGTGTTGGACAGGCTGACCGTGTAAGCCGTGTTAATTGCTGCGGCCGTCTGCGTGCTGGTATCGTAAAACGTCCCATAAACCTTGCGCCGCGCCGGCAGGATCGGGGCGGCAAGGGCCAGCCCCTGCACCGTGTCCGACATGCGCGCTAGCTGGTCCAGCGCCGCTTGCGCAAGGGCTGTAGCCGTGTCGGCCTGCACCACCCGCTGGGCAAGCTCCCCCGCAATAGCCGTCAGCACCTCGGCTTGATCCTGCGCCGCGCCAAGGGCCAGCGTGTTGGCCTCAATGGATGCGCTTAACGTTGCAATATCCGATGGCGTCAGCTCGCCCGCCACCCGAAACAGCCGTTCAATGGCGCGGATGGCTTCCGGATCGTTGCCGACGAAGGCGGCAATCTGGTTCCGGGTCAGGGCTTTGGGATCTGCCATTACCAGGCCAGCGGCTCTAACCGCGCCTCCAGCCGTGCGAAACTTAGGAAGGCGTCAGACGTTCCGCTGAACCTCTGCAAGCGCCAGTTGCGGAACGCGCCCTGCTGCATCCACACCAGCCGCTTGGATCGATCGCCAATCTTGCCTGCGCGGATGAATTTGGGCTGGCTGTAGGTGACGCCATCCTGGCTGTAAGACGTCGATATCTGCGGATCCGCACCCAGCGCGACGCGGCCGGTGAGCGCGACCAGTTCGAGGTCGTGGATCACCACGCCGCGGCTTTCATTGTAAATGATCTGCGTTTGAAAGTTCCAGGCAATCGGCTGGCCCCAGTGGGTCGAGATATCATCGACAAGGTAGCCGAACGATGCGGACTGCGTATCGCCCGTGTTCCAGCGGTTGTACGCATAGACCAGCCTGCTTGACCGATACGCGCCGATCCCGTCGAGGCTTGAACTCAGCGTGTACCAGACCGGCTGTTGAGCCCCCGCGCTGCTGGCGCCATCGTAAACCAAGCACTTGTCTGGAAGGTGGATCAGCAGTTGCCGGTGATCGCGGTCCGTGCGGGTTTCCATGAAAGATGCCGCAAGTTGCGCCTCGGTGTAACCCGACAGCACAATGTCTATCTCGCGCGTGCTGATCTTCTGCGAATTGCCATTCACGCCCAGCCAGACCGCAATCCCTTCCCCCATCCCGCCGCCAATAAACGCGATCTGGTCGAGGTATGCGCAATTCGCGTTGACGCCGACCGATCCCCGCGTGATCTGCGCGCCGGCGATGCGCTCAAACGGGAACCCGGTAGTTCCAACGTTCTGAAACACCTCAACCGTGTGCCGGTTGACCGCATAAACCTCATTGCGCAACTTGATCAGACCGACAACCGGGTCGGGGTCAATCTCGCTTGACCCATATTTTAAAGGATCAACGGCGAACGGATTGTTTAGTTCCGTGATGACGAGGTTTTCCCCGTCCGTGGTCATGAAATATCCATCGACCCACACAACATCGACCACCAACCCAAGATCCGGGTCCGTGTTCTGCGCCAACGTGGCCCCGTCATAGAGATACAGCCCGCCATTGGCCGCGATTGCAAGGTAATCAAAACTGTAGACCATGATGACGCGGTCAGTGCCGGGAATTGTGCCGATCGTGGTGACTGCGCCAAACTCGCTGATGCTGACGAGGCTAGTCCCCATCACGCGGTACAGAACGTTATTCCACTCGATGCCGCCACGATCCAGGCCCGGCCCCGTCCCGTTGCTGACGATCCCGTCCGCCGGCCGCAGGTATCCGTTGCTGATGCCCTGTTGCTGCACCACGGGGACCATGTTCAGCGGATAGGAGACGCGAAAGTCCGCGTTTCCGTCGCTGAATGCGCCTGAGAGGATCGGGATCTGCAATTAGAAACCGTCGCCCGCGATGATGTGAGCCGATGACGTTGACGTGCCGGTGACATAGGCAACGTGTGTGTGATCCAGCGGCTTGGAGATGTTCACCTGCGCATTGGGCTGGACGATGTAATCCGCCGTCGTCGCCACCACGCCAGACAAGCCAGTGCGAACGAACACGGCGTTCGTGCCGCCCGTGTTCGTTACCACGATATTCTGATTGTTGACGCCAACGGCCGAGCTTGCAGACGTCGTGGTGACGCTCGCCACGACAACGCCAGAGCCGAATGCCGGGCCGAAATTCCTATCAATTGCCATTTGTTACCCCTTGCAGCCAGCTCTGGTATTTCGGATGTTCAAGCGCCACGAGGCGCGCAAGCTGGTCCTGCGTCATCGGTATCTGCCCGATCAGCATGTTACGAAGGCTTGCGAACTCAGCCAGGATACGCGCCTTGAGCGCCGCGTGATCCTCGTCCGGATAAGCCTCGTCCAGCGCTTCGGCCGGCGGTTCGGCTGGGTTGGACAGCTCAAGCACGGGGGCGGCCAGCGCTGCCTCAAGCTCTGCGATGCGTGCGCGCAGGGCGCCATTCTCGGCGGCGAGCGGATCAACAAACGGCACAGCGTCCACCAGCTTGCCAGCCGTCACCGTGTCCCAGTGCTGCTGGTAGGCGTCAACCGGCTCAGGCTCAACCCACGAACCCGCGAGCTGGACCAGATCATGCGCCAAGCTGACCGGATCAGCCCGCGTGCCTGCATGTGCCTGGCCCTGATAGCTGCCTGAGACAAGCCAGTAGGCGCCGTTATCCTCAACGCGAACGTTGTCCCATCCGGACAGGATTGCTTTAACTTCCTCAATCATGGCGCCAGTATCCCCACGTTCTTGAGTGCTCGCACAATGTCGCTGATGCGGTAGGCCGTTGCGCCAGTGGCGCCCGTAAATGTGCTGGCGTCAGTAGCGGTCGTGCCGCCGCCTGCTGTGAACCCTGTTGATGTTCCTGTCGTGGACTGCTGCGCGCCACCCACGAGCGTGCGTCCGAAAGACGTGAAGCTGGTTGTCGTGAATGTGTCCACTCCGCTTGAGTAAACCAGCTGGTCTGCCGCCGTCGTCACCGCCGAGATACCGGCCAGCGTGGCGTCCAGCGTCAGCGTTGGGTTGCCTGCGATGCCGTCGCCATTGGTCACCGTCAGGCCAGTGGAGCCCGTCACGGTGCGCGGGGTCGAAACCAAACCAATGCGATACCAGGTTTGAACCAGCGCGTTATACTTGAACCTGAGAGATCCGCCCGCCGTGATGAAGCCAGGCGAGCCAGCAATGGTCGCGCCGTTCCCTGATAGCGTCAGCGCGGTCACAATCTGCGTCGAGTAGATCAGGATTTCCTGATTATCCACCACGCTTGCAACTGGCGGAAATGTTATCGTGCCGGTCGCATACGTGGCCAGCGGCGACATGATCAGCCATTGATTATTCGACGTCGATACCAGCGTAACCGTAAAGCCCGTCGCCGCCGGCGCTGCATACTGGACTACGAAGTCACCCGCCGAAAAGGTCAGGTTGGCTTGCATGAAAGCCTGAAGCGCCGTCAGGCTCGTCTTGCGCGTGTCGCTGTTATTCGTGCGCCAGATCGGCAGCAGGTCGCCCGCCGTCAGCGTGTCCGTTGAGGATAGCTGGTTGATGTCTGTCACGTTAGCTCTCCAGATCCAGCGCCGCATCAGGTCCGACCGTTAAACCACGATCCTCCTGCTGTAGGAACGGGTCACCGTTAAAGCGCCAGTATTTCGTCCCCGCGCCGGCCGGGACCGCGTTCACGTCAATCAGCCGTTCCGGGATCGTCGATCGGCGGCTGAGAAGCGCCATGTAAGACGAGCGCGCCGTTGCCTTTGTATCCGGCGAGACGGTCTTGCCCAGCATCGGCGCAAGGCGGACTGCAAGGTTGCTGACAATAGCCTCGATGGCCTCGTCGGTGACGGTAGCGTCCTGATCCAGATCCGACCCCGCCGGACTGTCTGTCAAAGGATAGCCGATGCGCAACCCGCGGGAGTTCCACGTCGCCATCATGTTATCAAGGCGACGAAGCCCGGCTTGCATTTGCTCCGGCTGCAGGTCGAAGGCGTAGCTTGCCAGCCCCACTTCTTCGAATGCGTTCTGCACAATCTCGCGCTTTGTCCAGCTCACGGTTGGGGCTCCGGATCAGGGGCAGGCTCTGGGGTCGGTTCCGGCGTCGGCTCTGGCGCAGCAGCCTCAGCCGCTTCCTGCGCCTCAAGCGCCTCGATAATCTTGTTCGCCAACGTCTTGTCCGACCAGCGCTTGTCCACGGTCAGGCCGATTTCTGCCGCCTTGACTAGCATTTCGTCACGGGTCGGCGGGGCGTTATCGACAGGCTCAGACACAACCGCGACACGTTCCGGCGCCGGGTTTAAAAATGCCTCGACAGCTTCCGGGAGCGTGGCAAACCAGCCATCGACCAACGCCTTGTCAAACGATTTCTGATCAGTGACGCCAATGCTCTGATAAGTCGTGTGCGGAGGCCCCCAGCGGTCGCCAGGGCAGCGGTAGACGATGGTAGGAAAATCGGTCATTTCGCCTTCCGCTTTGCTTTCTTCGCCGTGCTCAATGCGATGGCAATTGCCTGCTTCTGCGGCTTGCCGGCCTTCATCTCGGTCGAGATGTTCTTGGAAACCGTCTTCTGGCTGTAGCCCTTCTTGAGCGGCATTTGTCTCTCCAAAGTAAATGGGGCGGCCTTGTGAGCCGCCCCACTGAGGTCAGGCGATACGATAGGACACGAACGTGTTGGCCGCAGTCTTGCGGGTCCTCCAGCGTGCGGAGTTGCCGTAAATGCCGCCCGTCGAGGCGTTGGCCGACTGTACAATCGGGTTGCCGACGATCGTGTGCGCTGCACCCGCCGTGACCGTGATCGTGTCAGCCGAGGCCGCCGAGAGGTTGATCAGCGTCCAATCAAAGTATTCGTTGGTGTCGAACGTAGCTGCTGCATCCAGCAGGGTGCCGGTTGGCAGGGTATAAGCCTGCGTTGCGCCGGCCGTGTGCGTGCCGGTGATGATCTGCGTTAGCAGTTCGGCCGCCGTCAGGGTGACAGCAACAGTCTTGGCGGTCGGATCCGGCTGGATGCCGTTATCCGTTCGCCACTGCTTGACGTTCGGGTCCGTGCCGACCTCGTATTGAGCCGACAGGCCGCCGCCCGCGTCGATAATCAGCGTTGCGCCGCCGGTGTAGGTTCCGAACACGGTCTGACCGTTGATCACAGTGCCGATCAGGGTCGTGTTGTCCGGATAGTTGGCAAAGCCAGACGTCCGGTAAACGTTGACCAGGCCCTGCGATGCGACCGCGAGCTTTTGCGTTGCGGTCAGAGTGACGGAGACACGGCCGCCGCCGGTGAGAAAGGAACTCATGTGCGATTGCTCCGTTAGGTCTGGCTGAACATGATGATGCCGGACATCATCGGCTGCTTGTTGACGACACCGTACAGGGTATCAAGCCTGTACTTAGTGCGCATCGTGTTGATGTCGTATTGTTTTTGCATGACCAGTTCGATGCCCTGATCAGTTGCCGCACGCATCACCGCCGCGCCCGCATCGGTCGGGACTGCATATCGACCCGGCAGGATTTCGATTGAGTCCTTGTACCAGAACGGGTTCATGAAGTTGGTGACGGTGTTGAGGAAGGTGATCGCAGCCGTGCCAGACGTCGCCGTCATGGTGCAGTTCTGGTACTGAATTTCAGCGTCGCTGGCACCCTGCGCCGAGATGATCGGCGGAGAGATGACCAGCGTCGTCGAGGACGGAACGCTGATAACGCGGAACGTCATCGGCTGGCCGGTGTCCTGCTTGGTGATCAGGTGGACGCTGTTGCAGTTGGCGATCGTGAACGCATCGCCCGCGACCACGGAGGTTGTCGAAGATATCGTGATGGTCTGATAGCGGTTATCAACATTTGACGTCTCGCCGGTCGTGGCGACCGAAGTCGCCTTCGGTACCCAGTAGTTGGCCGCGCCGACAAGCGTGCTGATGGTCAGCGAGCCGCCGCCAGCCTGAGCCGTCTTTCGGTTGGCGTAGTCCAGCTTGTAGGTATCGAACGAAGCGACCCGGCCAACGAAGCCAGCCCGCAGCGCCTCATCTGAAATGCTGTTACCGAACGAGCGGGTCGATACGGCAAGGTTGGACGCCATGCCGTTGTAGTCGCGAGTTGACAGAGCAAGGTAGCGGTCTTCCATTTGCACGCCGCGTTCGTTCATGATGGCTTCGCACAGGGCGACGTCATCAAAGCCAGCGGCCGCCGCAGAGCGCTTCACGAAAAGTGTGCCCTGGTTAGCAGCGACAGACATAACGGACACGTTGATGTCCGAAGCCAGCTTCTGCTTGGCAGCATCGCCGAGACGACCTTCCTGCAGCGCGTCACGCAGTTCGGTCGCCGTCAAGACGAACGGGACTGAACGCTGAAAGCCGATCGTCGCGGGGACGGACAGCTGGGTGTAGTCGTCGAAGTTGGTCGTCATGTCGGTGCCGGCGTAGCTCGTCGCGATGTACGGCTGCGGGCGCCACATGATATTGTTGGTGCGTTCCATCGTCGTCTGGTCCGTGTTGAACACAGCGACGTTGCGGGACAGAACGAGCGCATCCTGAAAGCCTTCAAGGATGTTCTCGAATGCGACCCGCTCTTCTTTTGAAAAGCCGTTAGGCATTGATTAGTTCCCTATTCTGTTGCTAACCGCGCTTCTGCTGGCGTTTATAGGCCATGACCTTTGAAAGGTCGCCCGTCTTAGCCGCTTCGTCGCGCAGTCGTTCCAATGTGTTATCAACGGACCCAGACTTCGGAGCGTTGCCGCGCGGTATCTGTTCTGGCGCCGCCAATGGTTTGCGTTGTGTGACTTTCAAACTCGCCTCCAATCGTCCAATTGCCGCAGCAAATGCGACCGGGTTGGTGATGGCGGCAAGTTCGGCCGCCTTCTTTGGGTTCTTGCCTAGCGCATAGATCAACAGTGCAGGCTTTTCCGCTCCGTCGAGGATGATGCCTTGCTGCGTCACGGACAGTGTGTCTGCAATCACGGCCTCTGCATCGTCAAAGTCACGCGCCTTCAGCTCGGCCTTGGCGGTGTTGTAGCCGCTAATCTTGGCCTCCCACGCACCCTTGACGGCTTCCTGCGCTCTCTGACGTTCGTTCGCCTGGCGATCGTACTCGGCTTTCGCCTTGTACCAATCATCAAGCTTCGCCTCGTAAGCGCCTGTGTCATAGTCCACATCGGCAAGCGTCGGCTTCTTGGGCGGGGCGGTATTGGTCTCGCCCTGCGCCGCGGGAGCGGCCTGCGTATTGCGTTCCAGTTGACGTATGCGCTTCTGGTATTCGCGGTTCTGCTTGCGAAGTTCCTTGACCCATTCCGGTGCCTGCCGAGCTTCCTCGGCTACCGGATCGGGCGTTGGCTCTTCGTTGCCGATGCTGACGACAAGCTCAGTCTCTTCCGCTTCCGCTGGAGGCGTCTCGCCCTCCTCAACGGGGTCCGGGGCCGTCTCGGCCGCCGGTTCCAGGTCAATGACTTCTTTCTCGTCTGGTTCAAACATCGTAGCGCTTCCTCTCAGTCATTGGTTCCGGCTGACTGGTGGACCGGCTAAATCAATCGTCCTATCCCAAAAACGGCCAACAGCAAATCTGCCTCTAGGTCATAATTTGCCATTAACAGGTCCAACGCATCCTCATCGTCTGCCAGTATGGCATCCAGTTCCCGCGCCGCGTCCTGCAGATCCTGGCTTTTCTGGCGCTCAATCTCGTTGCGGAACTGCTTTTCGCGTTGCACCGCTTCGAGCTTTGCCAGCTCACGGCGCAGGCTTTCGGCTTGTTTGACGTCGCCGGTGTAATCTTCAAGCTTGCGGGCGATCCGCCGGGCTTGGCGGTTATCGGACTGCGCCATCTCGCTGGCGATCGACGCCAGCCGCGCTGCCTGCTGTAGCTCAAGCTCCCATTCGTGCGCTTGGCTGCGCCTAACTGGGGTCGCTCTCTGGCCCTGATTGCCCGGCCCGCCGCCCCCGACAATTTGCGGCACGTCTCCGCTTACCGTTGGGGCATACCCGGTCAGGGCCAGCGCGCCCAGGCTTGGGGATACGGAGGCGCTGACGTCTGCGGAAACCGTGGGGGCGTAGCCCTGCAAGGCCAGCGCGCCAGCGCCGGGCGTCACCGTTACGTTTACCGGCGTTGCGGCTGTTGTGACCGTTGGCGCATAGCCGGTCAGCGTCAGCGATCCGACACCCAGCGCCAGCAGGGCACTGGCGACAACCGCCGGCGCAAACCCGGTCAGGGTCAGCAGGCCGCGCTCAGGCGTCAGCGCGGTGTTTATAACGCCAGGATAAAGCCGAACGTCGTTCTGGTTGGCATCGCTCGGAACCGTAAATAGCCGAACGTCACTCACGGATAGATTGCCGTCAGCGTGTTCACGCTTGTGCCCGCCACGTCAGGCGCCCCAACCTTGTAGGCCCTCACGAAATAAGTCTGCGAGTTGCCACTCAGGGTGAAGCTGTAGTTCCCAGAGCCGTCTGAAATAGTTTTCGCAACAAGCGTGTCCTCTGAGTTCAGGAACAGGTCCACCACGCAGCCTGCAAGCGGCGTTCCTGCGCTGTCCCGCGTCACGCCAGACAGCGAGAACGAGCCGAAGAACCGCGGGGCCTTAAGATACGGCAGGCCCCGCCATGAATGCCCGACTGGTCCATATCCCGCTGGCAACACAAAGTCGCAACCCTCGACCAACACTTGCCCCGTCATCGGCTCCAGCGGCGTCATACCGTGCCGCATCAGCGGCACGACAGAGCCGCCACGCAGCATGGTTGGCTGTCGTGGCGACTGCGTGAGTGAGCCTTGAAAGGGCATGACCTAGTTGAGGTCCTCAATCAGGAACTGGTGACAAGTGATTGAGTTCGCCGCGTTGGCAACCGACCACGTTCCGAACAGGTCCACGAGCTGCGCTGCGGTCGAGTCAAAGCCGGTGCCGACCGCGGGCGCCGTGTTGTATGGCAGGACATGCTCACCCGCGCCGCCCGCTGTCGGGGCTGGCGATCCGATAACCGCGTGGCTTTGCCATGATCCTTGGCCAAGCACGTTTGCCGTCGTGGTCGCACCGACCGCACGAACCGTAAACATGGCTTCGTAAATCCAACCGACGTTAGTCTGCGCCGTTGTGTTCAATGTCATCGCGCCGGATGAAAACACGTTGACGGAACCAAGGCGAAGATCAAGCGTCAGCGTGCCGGGCGTTGTCACAACCGTGCTTATCCTGCCCGTTGCGGTGACCCGAAACATCTTGCCCGCGAACAGGTAGTTCGCCGGAAGCGTCGGCTTGGCGATGACGGGCAATATCGACGTTGCCGTCGTGGTGTTGGTAAGCGCCGAGCCGTCCGCAATCGAGTTTAGGAGTGTGGCGATATATCCCTGTTGCATGGTCTGTCCCTTATGCCAGCGTGAAGACGCCAGAGGCGTTGATTGTAATCGTAAGCGTTCCGGCCGTTGTGCTGACTGACCCGCCGCCCGTGTCCAGGTCCACAACGCACAACAAGTCGTCGTTGGTATTGTCGGCGTAGATCACGGCGTATTTTGCGGTGATCGTGCTGGACGTCCAAGCCTGGTCATCCACGTCAAATGTGATCGTGCCGACCGCCTGCGTCCATGTGGCGGTCAGCGTCTTGCCGCCTACGGTGTAGCCGGTTCCGACCACTTCCGCCGTGAGGTCCGCGTACCGGCAATCCGTGGACGTGCCGACGAAGGTCGCGTCGAGCGCCTGCGATGACGTGGTCAGCGCCATCTTAAATGTCTGCGTGTCAAGGTCAAAAGTCCCGTTCGCCAGCTTCAGCTTGGCCCTGTTAAAGACGATCCAGTTACCTGCGGCCATCAGTCGTTGCCTTCAGTTTCAATTCTGGATATCCGGCCCTTTTCGCGCACGACACGCTTGGGGCGAGACAGCGCAGCGATTGCCTTGTCTGCGTTCTGGCTCGTCACCTGCGCAAATTGGCCGACGGCTTCGCTCATCTGGCCCACCGCCTCACCAATCACGGACACGCTCTGGCTTAACCCGGTAACAGCCTGCTGCATGGCCGACGCAGCCTGCGCCATTGTGTTGTTGGCCTCTCGATCGGCATTGATCTGCTCGACCTTGCCCCGCGCCGCCGTGATCTTTTCCTGGCGTTCCATGTTGTCGAGGCGCATGGCTTCGAGTTCTAGCTGCGTGCGCTCGTCCGGAGCGGCTGGCGCCTCTGGTGCAGGCGCGGCCTGCGTTGCGCCCGGCTCCATGCCGACATTGTGCAGCGTCTGGATAGTTTCGGCCCTGACCTGCTCGGCTTGGGCCAGCGTCTTTTCCGTGTTCGCCATAGCCAGGCTTGCCTTGGCCTTGGCCTCATCCGCAAGAGCGGCCGCCAGATCGGCTTGCGGGTCGGGCTGGTCCTGCATGGCCTGCAGCTCTTCCGCCATCGCCGCGGCTTCTTCCTCGTTCGGCTCAAGCACGCCCTGCTTCAGCAGTTGCTTGCGGAAGTATTGCTGCATGTCGGACAGGCCTTCGCCTTCCATGTTCATCATGGCCATAGAGCCGAGAATGGACAGCGTCTGCGGGTCTTGCGTGATCTGCATCATGCCCGTTATGGCGCGGACCACGCTGGCGCGGCGGCTGGTTGTCGATGGGCCAACGTCAACGGCCACGTCAAACTTGGCCTCGGCTATGTCGTTTTCGGTCTCGATCGCGCCGGTGTCCTTGTTGACGATCGGCCGGGCAAGCTCGACGGTGCGCGGCTCGCCCGTGGTCTGGATTGCTTTCATCTTGCGCGACGGCTCAACGTAGATTTCACGCGCCATCGACAGCCAGACCTCGCCGCAACGCTTCACCGCCTTGCCGAAGTTGCTGAGGTAAATAAACGTCTGCATGTCCAGCTTATTCTGGATCAGCTCAACCGCCTTGCCGCTCATGTTGGGCTGCATGATCTCGGCTTGCTGCTGGTTGCCGAGTATCTCTTGCATGTCGGTTTCAGTGATCTGCAACAGCGCGGCCATCGCAGGCGGGATCTCAGGCGCCCGCGTATAGTCCAGCGCGCCCATAGGCTGCTCACCGCCATCCGCATTGGTGACGGGGTTTACCAGCAGGTATGGATACCGCTTGATGTTATCTTCCGCCCACGCAAGCTCGTGGCCGGCAACCTGTTCCGGCGTGAAGATTGGCTTCTGGACCGTAGAATAAGCAGATATTTCGCCCAGCTTGGTCAGCTGCATGTTCTTCAGCCGCTGCGCATCCTTGGCTAGGCGCACATGGCCCTGGCAGCGCTCAATGTTGTCAACGAACCAGCGCTTGCCATAGACGGGAATGATCGGGATTTCGCTGCCCGCGATCAGCCCGTAATCCTCCAGCACCTTGCCGCCTGATAGCAGGTACTTGTGGACGCGCTGGCGCTTGATCTTGCGTTCGCGCACCTCGACGCTGCCAGTTGCAAGCAGCGTGCGCTCCAGCTCCGGATCGTCTTCAAAGTCAGCTTCCGTGTATTTGGTCTCTTCGCCATCAAGTGAGCGGAATATGCGCAACGTCTCGGTTACTTGCTCTTTGACGTAATATTCGCAGATGTAGACCACGTCAGGCGTTGACCAGTCGAACTGGACGAACTGCACCACCTTGGGCCATGTCGTCGGATCGTCGTCGAAGCGGTCCTTGTAGCTCTGCACCGTCATTGCCGACAGGACGAAGCAGGACTGCGCGTCCTTCTTGTCCTGCCGCTTGGCGTTCAGGTCGAAAAAGACGGACGTGTCAGCGTCGAAGATCGGTTGAAACACAATGCGCTGCTGTTCGTTCTCCGGATCGCCCTCGTCCTCGTACTGGTTCGAGAGACGCCACGCCCCGAACCCGCCGCCGACTGCTTCCTCAAAAGCGTTGTCGTAAGCCTCATCTGCACTGCTGTCCTGTTCGTCGGCGCGGTAGAGCTCGTCGCAGGTGTCTGCCAGCTTTAGGTTGGTGCTCCCGTCCTTGGGGACAAAATCAACCGTGACGCGATTGTTGCGGTATTCTGAGATGATCCGCATGACGGACA